CCCATTTGCTCCTGTGCAAAATCTTGCAGAGCTACTTGGTACTTACCTTCGTATAATTGCATATCTTGTGGATTTTTCAAGTAGGAATAAGCCTCTGATAAAGTTCCATAAAGCAAAACTTCAGGTGCATTGTTAGATAAAAAAGTAGTGGTCGAAGTTCCTGAGGAACCATTACCCAGTCTTTCTGGAGTTTCATCATACCACATTTCAACGGTGTAAGCAGTGTTCGGAGTTGGAGCTACAATTAAAGTTGTTGCATCCCAGTTTCCCCAGTACTTTGGCTTACCTGTAAAATTTGTATCTGTCGTAGATCTCTCTACAGAATATTCATCCATAAAAGTAGCATCTCTTTGTTGCAACCAAGTTCTAGTTCCATCAGTTTCCACTAATTGTAATCCCCTAGCAAATCTAAATCCACCTTCAGGTCCTGATACATCTAAAAAAGCATTGTTGGCTTCAAAAGCTGTAGTCGCATATCTTCTTTGATCATCAGAGTCTAGTTGTCTAGCTACTTTATTTTCTATGTTAGTCAAAAAAACATTAATAACAGAATTAGACAAGACATCACTAGTAACCTCTGTATAGTTTCTTACATTATCTAAAAGTTCAGAATAATTCATGATATCTCCACAGTCACTTTACCAACACTTGATCCGATAATCAATGCTCTACTTTGTTTAGCAGGTTGCATTCCGTCAGATTCAAAAGCAGAATCACTAGGAGCACTGACAAAAACAGTTATAGGTTCTTCTCTGGCTGGTCTAGCCCAAGGTAAAGCTTGTGCATCTGCACTATGATACGGTGGATCTAGTTGTGGATGTTTTGTATCAAAACACTCAGGACAAGTTTTTAGTCCATTCCATTCTTGTTGTAACTGGCTAAACTTATATTGTTGACCACATCGATCGCAAATTGCGAGAGCATATTTACCTGTAGCAAAGACGCCCATATTATGAACCGTTTATAAAATAGTTCTGAGGAGTTAAGTGAACCGAAGCTCTTTGACCGTCTTCAGTCAAAGCCCTTTGTAATTCATCTTCATAATATAATTTCAAAGCTTGAGTGGCTTGTGGATTTTTCTTTTGAGATAAATAAAAAGCTAATCCTGAAACCATACAAGGTAAAAACCTAAAAGGAGCATCTGGATCATTGGTATAAGCTCCAGCATCTTGTATTCTACCTATGTAATTATAATTAATTTGTGTATCTGTTGTGTTAGGTGTTTGATACAAATTAATTTCTACATTTGATAAGTTTCTTTTTACATAATACTGACTAGGCTGACCTTGAGAAAATTTATTTGGTAAAGCTTGATACTCAGACCTTGATATTTTTGTCATGGTCGTATCAGTAGTTGTACCTGAAGAAACTTGTCTAAAAGTCATCTCTAGAACATCTGAAGCATCACTTGGAGCAGTATAAGTCGTAGTTCCTGCTGTTAAGTTGGATGTTTGATTAGTTACTTTCCATAAATGAATACCTCGATTCCCCCACTCAGAAAACAAAATGTTTAAGCTTCTTCTAGCTGATTTTAAATCATAACCAGATCTAGTTTCAACTCCACATCTTTCATAAGCATCTTCTATAATTTCATCTATTTCTAGATTAAAAGTGGTTGTATTCGAGGTAGCCATTTTACTTTTTCTTCATCATGCCACCACCACGTTTTTTAGCAACTTGCTTTTTCTTAGCAGTGCCACCACCACGTTTTTTGACGACCTGTTTTTTCTTAGCCATTCCACCATCCATCATTCCCATTGCCATGGCTTTTCTAGGTCTAACATTCATCATGCCACCACCCATTTTCTTTTGCATCATGCCACCACCACGTTTTTTGGCCATGCCACCCTTTTTCATTACTTGTTTCTTTTTTGCCATCATGATTTTACTCCTTTGTTAAAAAGTTTTTTATACGTATTTTGCCTTTCAGCCACTACTTCATCGTAGTATTCCTTAGGCCATTTCTTATAATAGCCTATCTTATGTAGTTTGCAACTTGCATCATAGAGTTGTTTAAATTTTTGTATTAACATCATTGAATATTCTAAATTACTGTGATTTACAGGTTCATCAGTGGGGTCAACCAAAAACTCTTGCTCCTCAGGATCTGCTGGAGAAGAGGGGTGAAATCCCATAAAATATACATCTCTTCTGTTGTAAGTTTTATTATAAAAATCTATTTTTTGTTGAAACTTCTGCCCATCATATTGATCCCAATAAGGGTCACAAAATATTATTATATCATGTTTTTTCTTATCCCAAGATTTTAAAACATTAGTCAAATGTTTTTCATACTTTGATTTGTCAGGTCGAACCTCTATTCTCAGCTTATCATCCTTTCTCCATTTAGCTGCAAAAGGACATGCTGGAAAGCCTATATGCTTATTCATTGGCTCTAAGACAGTCTTAGACCAATTAATTACATCAAGTTTTATTTTTTCTGCTAGTTTTTTTCTTGACAATTGTTTTAACCATTGAGGGCTTAGGTCCTGTGTTACCTGCTTTTTGTTTTCTACTAACAGCAGATTTTTTTTGACCTTTTGACATGGCTCTTGCTTTTGCTATGGGGACACACTTGGGATAATTTTTTCTTTTTTCTCCTCCACTGCGACCACATTTAGGATAGGAACCATCAGATTTTTTATTGGCTATGTCTACCCAATTTTCTTTTACCCAAGCTCTAAGTCCTTTTTTTGCCATGTTGTTTCCTTATACTATCTTTACCTTTTTTGAAAATATTAGCAACTTCACTTTTACCCATTACTTTTGCTCTTTGTTCTCCGACAGTAAGAATTTGAATTTTTCTCGCAAAAGGTTTTTTAACTTTTCGCACTTTCGCAACTGTTTTTCTTGCGTCAGTCGGAGTAGCAAATTTAATACTAACAGTGTCTTTTGGATTTTCATCTGTATATAATCTTCTACCCGAACCCTTTGGTTTTTTTCCTATTCCTTTTTTAGGGTCCTTCTTTTCCATTACATACGTTTGGTGACTTTTCTTCTATCTTTCATGACACCATAACTAGATATCATTTTTCTATCTTGAGAAACTTTGTTAATCATTCCTCCATCTGCTTTTTTCTTTGGTTTCTTTTTTCCACCCGGAGTAACTTTTCCACTACAAACTGCACTAGCGTACATATTTGCATATGCGCTGGGATAGACTTTGAATTTTCGCTTAGCGGCCGCTTTTCCTCTTGCACATAATTTACCCATCTTGTTTTTCCTCGTGTTCACATACTGCACACTCACACATACAAGTTTCCTCGCAGTGACAAGTACATCCACATTTTACACATTGCTCCATCATTGATTCGCATTTCATGCAAAGCTTATCACAGCCCTCACACATTTATTTTACTCTACCACCTTTTTTCATATAACCCATCTTATTTCTTACTTTAGTTGGTAATTTAGCCAACCCTGGATTTTTCTTTTTGTCTACTTTTTTTAACTTTTTCTTCATTTTTTTACTCCCTGTGGATACTTCTTTTTGCATTTGTGCTCTAGATATTACCATTAATAATCCATTGTCTTGATTAGAAACTCTTCAATCCATTGAGTTCTATCATCAAGCATCAATAATCTATCTTTGATAATAGCAATATCCTGTTGCATTTTTGCAACAGTGTCTGCTTTCTTTTCAACTGCATTTAAGCGTTCAGACCACATACCCCAAGTCATGCCAATAGTCGCTATTAGCACTACATAAGGTAATATCGTTTTTACTTCGATCTTAAACGACATACACAATCCTCATCTGTTTTACAATCGCACATGGCACACTCCTTATTTTGTTTTAGCGGACATTCCACTTAAAGGGTTATTTAAAGCCTTATTAATCTTTAAGTCAAGGCTTTCTTCTAGTAACTTCATTTCACCTAATAGTTCTCTTGTATCTTCTTTTTGTCTATCTTCAACATCATTAACAATCTCTGTAATGTGTCTAATATCACCATTCATTTGACGAATATCTGCTTTCATATCATTTTTTAAATCTTTAGCTACGTCAGCTACAAGTGTTATTTCATCAAGTATCATATCAATCTCTGACTTCAACACCGCGATACCCTCATCATATTGAGAGAGGTCTGGCTCGGTATAAAGAGTTATCTTCTCCTTCATATCAAGGTAGTCCTGATAAAAAGTAAAGCCAGTCCATGCAGCGCCACCTAATGCACCTAGTAAAGTAAAGATAGCGAATATCTTACCTCCAGATACCTTAAGGCCCGAATACTCAATACTGGCCATTTATCATCTCCGTCATCATATCATCCTGTGCCATGTTAAATAAAATACCATACTCATCTTGTATTGTCTTGTTTAAATATTGTTCAACGTTTGTATCTACAATAATAGATTGTGTATCAAAGAATGTTTTAGCGGCTTTTTCTTTCTCTGATACCTTAGGCTTTGATGGTTTCTCTGGTTCTTGCTCTTCTTCTTGATCTTTTTCTTTTTGTGGTTCTGGTTGTTCTTCTGGTTCTGGTTCCTGTGATTCTTCTTGAGGTTTTTCGTTAGTCTCTTCCTCTGCAGCTTCAGGCTCAGTCTCCTCTACAGGGACCTCTTCTTTTGTCTCTTCCATAGGAGGTGGAGCTTCCTCTGTTTCGATTTCTATTGGTTCTGGTTCTGATTCCATGGGTGGTGGTGTTTCTTCCATCTCAGGGGGTGGAGGCATATCTTCCATAGGTGGAGGTATTTCCTCGACAGAGGCTATCATTTCGGGTGGAGGTAAATCCAACTCCATCTCCATTTCAATCTCTAAGGTTACTGTTTCTACATTGACAGGTATTTCTACTGCAACTAGCTCTGGCATTGGAGCAAATTCCATGGGTGGAGGTGGTGCAAAG